AATGGAGCGCCTGGAGTGATGGCTATTCAGTGCAAACCTCCGGTGCCAAGAAGAACCTCCGTAACTTTAGTAGAGGAAAGAGATTCATTAGGAAATGGAGGCTTCTCTGCTTGCTACGACTCTGGAGCGGCCTCTGCCGCAGCTTGCGAGGTTGATGATCTAAGGTTTGTGATTCCAAGACCAATTGAGGGCTTGAGAGACGGCAGACCAGATGCTGATACAAGGGTGAACCTATTTGTTGTAAGAAATGGTGTAGAAACTCAGATCTTCCCAAATAAAGTCTCCTTCTATAACTCTCAGCTTGAGACGGACATTCAGCAGGGTCAGTGGGTTGCCAGTACGGATAACGCATTCTCATATACAATAGTTAACTCAACAATTGATATCTTGGGGTCAGGCATAGATGGAGAGTTGAGCAATCAGTCCGGAAGCGACATCTTTACGACCACAGAGTTTGACTTTGATGGAGCAAATGTTGGTGACGTAATAGTTGTAACCAGCATGGAAGATTCATCTGGAACGGTTTATACCTCGGTAGCAGAGATTGCTGATCAGCTATATGGCACTAATGCAGACTTTCTTGCAACAGACACCGTAGAGCTAAATATAACTAGCGTAGATGACGACACCCTCGTTAAGGTATCTGGGGCGGGTAAGGATGGCTTAGGCGTAGCTGTATCCCTCGATCTTCTTGGATCTTATAATGATATTCAATTCTTTATTAAAGATCCTGCAAATTCGAATGCAGATGATGCCTCTCTACTTCTTCATCAGGACTTAGTTGAGAGTGGCGTAATTAAAGAAGGCGACGGAATTAGAGTTTCTTATGTCGATGAGAATGACGCAGACTTCTTTGATACAAATTGGTTTAATGCATTTGAGGCCTTAGAGGCGGCTGAGGCGCAGATTATTGTCCCTCTTCCAAATCAGGCTATGTCCTCAATCTTTAGGGCAGCAGTTAATCACTGTGAAAACATGAGTTCTATTGTTAATAGAAAGGAAAGGGTTGCGTTTATTGGCGCTCAAGCAGGCGTTACTCCAGCTGCTCTAATCGGAACTGAAGAGGTTGCGGTAGAAGATATTGGTGTAATTGAAGGGATTCAAGGAGACGATCCGGAGGAGGTTCTCGCTGGGAATACTGAAGATTTAGTTAACTTCAAGCTAAGCGATAACTATACAAGTAACAGATGCGTCTATATGTACCCTGATCAAATTGTTAGAAACATTAGCGGAACAAATGTTAATCTTCACGGATTCTACATGGCAGCTGCTGCAGCCGGCTATCTGTCTGCAAGACAAAATGTTGCAATACCCTTAACTAATAAGACTCTTTCTGGATTCTCCCTAACAAGAGATAAGGTCTATAGGCCTATAACTCAGAATCAGCTTGGCGCGGTTGGAGCAACCTTAGTTCGGCCGGTCACAGGCGGAGGGAAGGTTCTTGCAGGAAGAACCACTAGTATTTCGGGATTTGTTGAGGATGAGGAGATTTCAATTATCTTTATCAGAGATTCCGTAAAGCAAGTTCTTAGAAATTCACTCGCTGGATTTGTTGGGGGTGTTCAGAATCCTGATACAAATCTCTTGATCTCGAACAGAGCAAGATCAATTATGACAGGGTTGGTTAGTCAAGGTTTAGTGACAAGCTTTGATAACATAAAGGCTGAGCAGGATAAGGTTGATCCCAGACAGATTAATGTCTTCTTGCGATTTACTCCAGCTTATCCGATTAATTATGTATTTATCGATATAGAAGTTGGAATTATATAATAGGAGAAAATAATGGCCGATTATCCAAATACCGGAACCATATTTGACAACCCAGATAATGGCAGCAAGACAAGGACTGGACTCTCAACCCAAATTGTTATTTATGTAGAGGGCGAGCCTGTTGGCGCTGTCCAAACTTTTCAGGAAACTCAAAATAGAGGCGTAAAGCAGATTGCAGAAGTTGGAACAGATGGAATTATTGAGAATGTTCCTAATCAGCCTGCAAAGATAACTATGACTATCAACAGAATTGTTTTTGACGGATTATCTCTTCCAGAAGCATTCTCAAGAGGTTACAGAAATATTCATGCTCAAAGAATACCTTTTGATATTGTTATAATAGATAAGTTTACTGGGGATGGAGACAATGCTGTTGTGACAACTTATCATAACTGCTTTTTTACATCTTTAGGAAAGTCTTACACTGTTAATGATTATACTATCACTGAGAATGCGGGTGTAACTGCAGAGTTTATGTCTTCAACGAGGGCCGGTGGCCCTGTCTCTGATAGTCAAGGTGTTGCTGGTGCAAGAGAGATTCCGGGAAGGCAGACGGACTCAATTGAGCAGTCTGCTGATACGGGGACTAGGCGCGGACCCCTTGATTTTGCTGGATTGATTTCCGCTGCATATGGCGGCTAAGTTTATTAAAAAATAAACAATACAAAGCACCATACATTTGTATGGTGCTTTTTTATTTATGTGGTATAATATCATAAACTAGGAGTAAATATGCCAAAAGTTAAAGCAAGTTTGTCTGAAAATAAACGCATGGAAGATATGCAGGAAATGTTAAGCCAGGGCGGCAAAAAAGATGCCAATGCCAATGCTGATAAAGATACCTCAAAGATATCAGATCTAAAAAATCTCATTCTTCTTGGAAAGTTAGTAGAGGTTGTAAGTATTGCCGGGTTTAACTTTAAGCTCTCAACTCTTTCTACAAAAGAGCAGTCCCAAATAATGAAAGCTCTAATGAAATCTGATGAAATCGATAGAGTATTGAACTCTAAGGCTATAGCAGTTTCTTATTGCATAAAGGAAATAAATGCAGTTTCGCTATCTGAATTATCCTTGGAGCATGATGGCGAAACTGATGAAGAAAGAAGGGCATCTTTTGTGATGGAAATGCAAGCAACTTTGGTTGATAAAATTTTTACAGAATACGAAAAGCTTGTAGAGAGATCAAACCAAGAAGTAGGCTTTGACTCTGTAAAAAAATAGTAGCGGAGCCATATCACAGGCTCCGCTGGAAATTGTGCAAAATATGGGGTTGCAAAGTAGATGATCCCATTTTTGAGACCATAAACGGGGCTCAATGGGTGTGGTACGCCCACATGATAGCAAAAGATGAGAAAGATTCATCTGATCTCAAAATTAATCACATTGAGTATTTGGCTTCTTATTGGAATGCGGAGGCGGTCAAAAAAGTTAAAGACTCTAGAGTAAATCCGGAAGATCAAGGGTTTGCGTCTGACACCGACTTTGAAGAGCAAGTTCTTTCTGGTTCATTTAAAGATAACGATATTGTTAAGGCCATTAAAGATAGGTATAAAAATACTAATTTACATGATAATAATATAAGTTCCAAAGAAAGAACCAGAAGATTGCCGAAAGATCTTTCGGGAATAAGAGATTTATTCGGAGAAGATGACTAATGGATCTGACTAATTTACAGCAAGCACAAAAAAGCTTATCAGATTTTACAACCGATTTAAAAAAAGCTGAGGACGCTGTAGGTAAGTTTTTTGCCTTAGGATCTAAATCCAGAGAGAAAGTTGGAGGTATGACTCCAGCTCTTGATGATTTAGCTGAATCTGTATCTAATCTTGCAGCGCCCATGGTAGCTGCCACAAATCTATTTGATAATATGTTTAAAACCATAGCTGGCGAAGATAATATTCTAGCTGGTTTTACAGAGATGATTTCTGGTGCAGCATTAGCTTTGACCAAGCTTCCGGAGGAAACTCAAAAGCTAATAGAGACAATGACCGGAGCTTTTGACGGCCCAACTAGCGAGATGAGAAAGTTTGATAAAGAAATTTTTAATGTAGGAAAAAGATTTGGAGACCCAATTCAGGCGTCAAAGGATTTTGCTGACGCCATACAAAGAATACCAGCATCTGATTTTGGTAGCGCACTTTCACTGACCAGAAATGAGTTAAGTGACTTTTATCGGGCTGCAGAAAGAACAAACCTAACACAAGAACAGTTAAACGAAACTGTAAATACAGGAGTTGGCGCAACAAACTTATTAGCAGCAGCTTATGCTTTTGGTGAATCTGCGGGCATGAGCAACACCGTAACCATGAGTCTTTTAAATGAGATTATAAACAAACAGGGTGTTGCTGCCGGTGAAGCCGCAGATATGCTTGGAGTTTATGCTGGTGTAGCAAAAGAGGTAGGCCTTCAGATAGATGATGTTGCAAGAACCTTAAATAGGGCTGTAAGCGGTTTTTCAAAGCTAGGCATATCTGCTGACTTTGGAGCCCCGGTTTTAGAGGGATTTGGTCGAGTTGTAAAGGATATGGGGCTAGGTATTGAGGAAGCCGGAAGTTTAACAAGGGATTTGTCATCAGCACTCGGCGGTCTTACCACAAATTATGCAAATGCTTATATTATGTTTCAGAGAGGGGGTTTAGATTTTGGGTCAGGAGGTGGCGCTCTAGGGGCTTCAATTGGTCTTCAGGCGGAACTTCTTAGGGCGGAGCAAACAGGTGATCAGGCAGCAATAGGCGCACAGCTTGTAGGGGCTATGAGAGATACTCTATCTTCATTTGCTGGAGGAGATATTGTTACAGTATCTCAGGCTGCAGAAAGCCCAGAGTTGCAAACACAGTTCTTTGCACAGCAACAGCTTTTGATGAATCAGTTTGGAATTAGAGATCAAGCTTCTGCAACAAGAACTCTGGAGTTGCTTGCTGAAATTGATGATGCTACCAGATCTGGA